ACATCAAATTCACTCATCGTCATCATCCTTAATTTTTCTTAAAAGGTCATTCAACTCATACTGCGCGGTTCGTAGACCCTTGATTACTCCGCACATACCTTTGTAATCAGCGTAGTCTTTAGCCACGCCGTCACATAAAGATCCAGTTAAATCCTGTACACGTTCATTAATCTTTTGATTCAAGACTTCAAATATTTTCAGTTCCATGATGCACCTCTAATGGTTTAAAAGTAATAGGGTCGTATTTAGCAGTTTTACTCCACACCCTTATGTAGTTACATACTGGCCGCTCTTCGCAAGTTTCACATTTTTTGTTGTTATTACTGTTATTTCCGGGGTGTGCACGGTATAAATACAGCACTTTTGGCAGTCTAACGATGGGAAATTTCTCTGAAATTTGCATGAAAAGATCCCCATCTTCACACGCACTGACCAGTTTTTCGTTATATCCGTCAATAACATCCATTACTTTTCGGCGATATACCCCAAAATGCCGCCAGCCATGCTGGTGTAACTTGTCAATATCAAAGGTTTTACTCTCCGAATACAGTTGATGCTCACCTTTTTCTCCAATCTGAGCCAGATCTGAGTAGATTAAACCCACATCTGGTAGCTGATCGAAGCTTCTAACCATCTCATCCAGTGAATATCTCTCCAATATGTCGTCATTATCTAGATGACCCACTAAATCACCCGTAGATAATGTGTAAGCCCGCTTCCTATTCTTAACAATTCCTAGATTTTCGTCATTCCGATACGCTTTAATGCGGGGATCATAGGTAGATAACATATAAGCTATCTCCCATGTCCCGTCATCAGAGCAATCATCAACAATGATTAACTCCCAGTTCTCATAAGTCTGCCTTAATACACTATCAACCGCATATTTAATGTATCTAGCCGAGTTATACGCCGGCATTAACAGAGAAACTAGGGGTTTTGTCATTTAGCCTCGCGTCATTTTCGTAATAACATCAGCTTTAAGCTTCTGTTCGTTCTGTTTCTGCTGGGATTGCAGTCTCATAGCCTCTCTTTGGCTCTCTGCCTTGATTCTTTCAGCGTCAATGGCCAATCTAGCCTGAGCCAGAGCCATGTCAGCCTGATCTTTTGCAGATTTACGCTTAACTTCCTCTGCTTTGATCTGCAATTCAGCCTGTTGCATCTGGATAAGCGGATCCTGAGCCTGTTGTTGAGCCTGTTTCTGCTGAGCAGCCGCCATATTTGTCTGTAAAAGCTGGGCACTGGCCTGAGCAATCAATCTAGACAACTGAACTTCCACATCCTCTGGCAATTCCTTGTCAGGTGGTGGCAAAGGTACGCCCATTTGCTCTTCAATCTTGCGTCTGTACAAGAATCCTAAGTGCTCCGCGATGTGCGCTTGAATAGCCGCCATCATTTGCTGAGCCATAGGGTTCTGACCCATCGTTTGAGCGATCATTGGATCTTGCATGAACGTCGTATGCGCCGCAATGTGAGCATCTTGATCCTGATAAATGAACGCTCTCGTAGGTTCACCCTTCAAGAACGCCATGTTCTCAGAAATAGGATCTCTTGGAGTCTCATCGTCAGGAGTTGGTACTAGCTTCTCGCCATTCTTAATACCTAACACCTCAATCATCTGTCGATGTAAGTTAGGTAGGTTGTAAATCTGAGGAGCCTGCGCCGCCATTTGCATTACAGCTTGGTACTGCATGATCCTCTGAGCCATGGTCGAGCTATTAGGATCTGACACGGGGATAACATCCACCATATCATAGTCTTCCTGCTTGGCCATCCTCGTACCAGAAGCGGGATCGTACTCATACTCTGTAGGAGCGTAGTCTCTAATGATCGCCTTAAGAATCTTAAACTCTTGCTTCATCGAGTAGTGAACCCGAGCCTGCACAGCAGACATTGTTTTCAACTGACGCTCTAATAGGGCCAAGGTTGTACCGACAGGAGCGTTAGCACTCATATCACTGACGTTCATGTCAGCGATAGATCCCAAACGTCTACCCTCTTCAGTGACTTTATCCAACAACATAGACAATACTTGTGATGGCTCCTTATAAGGAAGCATCATGATGTTGTCTTTGATAGAGCCGCTCGGTACGTCTACGTCTCTAAACTCGCCCGGAGCAATAGGTGTGTCGTCACCCTTAACTCGGAGTCCTCTAGATTTAAGACCGCCGGGCAGATTGCTTAATGTGCCAGCGTCAATGAGTTGTCTAATAAGAGACGTACCGGCTCTGGCATAACCACCAATAAGATGTATGAAACCAAAGCCATAAGCACCAAAGCCGGGTACATAGTCATATTGAACAAAGTGCTGGCGCTTAAGTTTCTTCTCATCTGATTCATTCCAGTTTCTGTAAATAGACAGAATCTTATTTGTACCTACATCAATTGTGATGATGTACGGTAAAGCAATCCCATCTTCATCTTCATAGCCGGGTAAGTCATAGTCAACCTGAATCTCATAAATCTGGTAACGGTCGTCATCAGTAACTGAGTAACCCTGCTCATCGGCCTTTTTCTTTTCTACGTCAGTGTGTAAATTACTAGGCTCTCCCAGATCTACATCAACATAGAAACCTGCTACCTGTAGTTTCTTAAGTTCATTCTTAGACTTACGCATGATGTGCGTAACTCTCTCAGCCGTTCTAGAATTACTAGAGCCGTAGGGAATAATTACATCTTCCGCAGGAACGTAGACAGAAGTTTGCCGTCCCAAACTGGGATCATAGTAAACCTTCTTAAAAGCTGATCCGGCAAGTCCTAAATTAAACAACATTCTCTCGTGCTCAGGGCGATACTCAGGCATCTCCTCAGTGAGCTTATAGTTCATGTCCTCCTGAACTCGCGCAGCCGCTTCAGTTTTAAGGCGGTCAATTGCACCAATAATTTCAGTTTTGACTGGCCCCGCCGCTGGGAACGTTTCAATAATCGTTTCACTCTGGAACCGAACCGCAGCTTCAGTGAGGATAGTCGAGAATACGCCGCAAGCACCGTTCCACGGCTCAGTACGTTCTTCATACTTCATCCCCAAAACATCCAGACCCTTGACATACATCTCCACCCAGTCTTTACGGGATGTGATGTCGCTAGAAACTTCCTCAACTAAATCAGAGCCAATCGTAGCCAGTACGCTGTCATCTATAAATTCAGCTAAGTTATCGTCAAACTTATCTCCTCCTCCAGTCGGTGGAGTCAAATCAATCTCAATCCCATCTATCTCAATCGACATAGATTCAGGATTCTCAACTTCGATTTCAATATCTGGAGCCAGTGAATCTATGCCTTGTGGCATTTCGTATAAAGATTTTTCCATGAGAGCCTCAATAGTAAACGTGCTTCTTTCTGAAGCCGATTAGATCTTCACGCTCATCTGAATCGAGCCGCAAAAACCCACCTTGTCTGAAACGAATCAGAGCTTGTACACAAGCATCAACCAAGTCATCATGGTCTGCATTCGGAAACGCAGCCATCTGCTCGATTAACTCGTGCGCCCACCTCGTATCAGGTGCCCATACTTTACCCGACTTGAACAAATCAGTCACCGAGTTTAGTCGCACAAATTTATCATTTCCTCTAGACGGGGTGTATTCACTCACCACAATCCCCATTCGTCTTAATTCAAATATCAACGGAGCGCCAGCAGCTTTAGCTTCCACAACAAAAGCATCCGGCTCCCAATCTTTATAGTGGTTAAAAGCTTTCTCCTTCAATTCAGGAAACTCCATCCTTTTTTGGAAAGCATCTAACAGAATAATATTGATATCCTCTGGGTTCTCGTTCAGGTGAAAAACGCCAAGGGTCACGCAGGCGGAATAGTCTGATCGCTCATTCTTAGTAAATGCAGTATCCCAACTCTGAATGATAAATTCACACCTAGGAGGATCTTCTTTCTCCCAAATCTTCCACCACTCTCTTTTTACTAAAGCACCTTCTTCTCCCGTAGGGTTCTGCTGATACTGAGCATTCCACTTACTAGGGGGAAGTTCATCTCTAAGTGCTTCTAGTTCCTCTAAACTCCAGAACTCTGGCCATAAAGGTTTCCCACTGGGCATAATCGCGGGCAGTTCTATAACTTCCCACTCTTCCCCTTTATCCCTACTGGCTGCATCCTTAATGATCCTACCAGTCAGGTCTTTCTCCGACCACCGGGTCATCACTACAATAATAGAACCACCCGGCTGTAAACGTTGTCTAGGCCCAGAGGTGTACCATTCATAAATCTTGTCAAAGACCGTCGGATCCCCTTGAGCTAAAGCCGCTTCCTGTTCAGAGTGTGGATCGTCAATAATCAAAAGATCCGCACCTTTTCCGGTAACAGTTCCGCCAACGCCGATAGCAAAGTACTCTCCGCCCCCATTAGTCGCCCAGCGGCCAGCAGCTTTACTATCCTGTCTCAAAGCAACATTAGGAAAGATCTTAGAGTACTGCTCACTGTCTACTAAGTTACGAACCTTCCTACCAAATCCTACCGCGAGATCCGCCGTGTTAGAACATTGAATCACTTTCTTATTAGGATTCTTCCCAAGGAACCACGACGGGAGCAGATACGAAGCAAACTCAGACTTAGTATGCCGAGGAGCCATATTGATGATTAATCTCTTAATCTTCCCATTTGCTATATCTTCAAACTTCTTAGCCATCAACGAATGATGCCTTCCCCCAACAAACCCCGGCCACATCTGTTTGATGTATTCCATAAAGGAAGCATGAGACCTCTCCCGAGTCAACGCACTCTTATACGTCTCAACACTCGCCAAGAATTCCTCCTGCTCGTTTGCAGGTAACTTCTCAATCAAATCTTCTAGCTTCACTCAAGGTTCCTAAAATTTATATACACAGGTCTAATCGTCCTACCCTGTCTATCAACCTTCTTTATAACACCTATATTCACAAGCCGTTTAATTATTTTAGAAGTATTAGACATACTCATCTTTCCCCTCTGATGGGCTATGTCCCTCAGACTCGGGCTAAACCCATACCTCTTCCACCACTCATCAATAATCAAAAACACTTCCTTCTGCACCGGGGTCATCTCTACCTCCATACACTCGTTAAACGTCTTGTCGCTCTTACGCGACACCATCTTCTTGTTAATTTGGACTCTAGAAATCATTTATCATTTCTACGCAGAAATCATTAATCATTTCTAGACCACAGAAATAAGAAAAAATTCTAGAAAAATTTTTGTAGAAATCATTAATCATTTCTACCCGGGGGGTCTTCCCTGAACGCATGGGTGGGTATGCTGCCAGAAACTTTTTCTGGGGGTGGGGGTTCTTCCGAATCGGATTCTGATAGGGATGGTTCGGGTGGAATAGTATGTATAGGATCTTGGGACTCCGCAACGTCAATTGGGGGGGTCGGGAGTGGGTGGGTCTCGCCCGATAGCTCGCGCAAAAGGGTGTCGGCCTCGATGATCGTCGCATCCTCCGCGCGCCCGTT